CCCTTATAATCTGTAGCAAGAATGGTCTGTGCTAAGTTTTCAGTTATAGGCAAGCCGTGCAAGCGTTCACCCATAACAAGTGGAATATTGCCTCCGCCTGTACCCATTCTTGAAGTAAGAGTTTGTACAGTTCCCGTTTCGTCAAGTTTAACCCTACTGTCGGTTGGATGGTTTTCAATTGCTACTGCCAATTGGTTATCTCCCATGTGGGCACGAAGTGTGCAAGCAGCATCCTTCCAGAAGTGCCCATTATCAAACCGTCTTATTACTCCCGGCTCAAAGCTGATTGGCATTCCAGCGCAACCCTCAGCATCTCTGGCAGTTGCTTGCCACGGCTTGCTGCTCTGCGGAGTATACCCTGACAGGCCTTCGAACTCAAATAATATTTTGCCGGCACATCGGTCTGCAAAATCTGCGACAAGGTAGATGCGGCGGCGTCTCTGGGCGACTCCCCAATATTGAGCGTCAAGGGTCCTCCATGCAACGGAAAAATCATCTCCCATGAGTTCGCCAGCACACAGCCATTTATCCTTTTCAGGCATAGGAACATCAGCGGCTTCATCTTTGATTTTTGCGATTTCGTTGAGCACTGCTCTGAAATCCTCGCCCTTTCCGCTTGAGAATGCGCCCGGCACATTTTCCCACACGATAAATCTAGGATATTTTCCATTGGTTTTACACCTCATTTCTTTAATGATTCTTATAGCTTCATAAAACAACGCTGATTGTTTTCCATCAAGTCCTGCGCGTTTTCCCGCCACAGACATATCAGTACAGGGCGAGCCAAAGGTAATAATATCCACTGGCTCTATTTCTGCGCCATTTATTTTATTGATGTCGCCTAAATGTTTTACAAAAGGCATTCTTTTTGTGGTTACTCTAATGGGAAAGGGTTCAATTTCACTTGCCCATACAGGTGTTATCCCGTTAAGCATTGCACCAAAGGGAAAACCTCCGCTCCCGTCAAAAAGAGAACCGAGTGTTAACTTACTCATCAGCAGCTACCCCCGGCACCTCATTGTATTTATACTGAATACTATCCCGCAGAAGAAACATACTATCATCAGTTTCAACCTGCTCTATATAGCGTTTAACAATGACATCGCAATATTTTTCGTCAATCTCAATGGTATAGCATATCCTATCGATTTGCTCACATGCAATAAGAGTTGAGCCGCTGCCGCCAAAGGGGTCAAGCACTATGCAGTTGCTCATGCTGGAATTAAGTATTGGGTAGCTGATAAGTGCAATCGGCTTCATTGTGGGATGATCGCCGTTCTTCTTCGGTTTCTCAAATTCCCATATAGTGGTCTGTTTGCGGTCGGCATACCAGTTGTGCTTGCCTTTCTTTTTCCAGCCGAAAAGCACAGGTTCGTGCTGCCACTGGTACGGGCTTCTTCCGAGTACAAGGCTTTGCTTTTTCCAAATGCATGTGCCCGATAAATAAAATCCCGCATCGGCAAAGGCTTTCCGGAAATTCAATCCTTCAGTATCGGCATGAAACATATAAATACTCGCATTCTGCGCCATTGCCTTTTCTGTATTAGTAAAGGCGGCAAAGAGGAAGGAGTAAAAAGCGTCATTCGACATATTATCGTTCTGGATTTTCCCTGCTGAACCCTCGTAGTTTACATTATATGGCGGGTCGGTTACAACAAGGTTTGCTTGCTTTCCGTCCATAAGTGCAGCAAATGTTTCCGCCTTTGTGCTATCTCCGCAGACAAGTCTGTGTCTGCCAAGAAGCCAAACATCTCCTAAACGAGAAACAGCGGGCCTTTTCAGCTCGCTGTCCACATCAAAGTCATCCTCTTTTATTTTATCCTTCTGGCTGTCCTTAAACAGCGCATCAATCTCTTGCGGCTCAAAGCCTGTAAGGGATACATCAAAGCAGCTGTCGGTTAAATCTGTAATAAGCAATGCAAGCTTTTCATTGTCCCAAGCACCGTTGACCTTATTTAGCGCAACATTGAGTGCCTTTTCCTTTTGCTCGTCAAACTCCACAACAACGCAATCAATATCCGTTTCGCCAAGTTGAACTAAAACTTTTAATCGCTGATGCCCGCCTACTATATTGCCTGTGGTTTTGTTCCATATGACTGGCTCGACATAGCCGAACTCCTCAATGGAACGCTTAAGCTTTTCATACTCGGCATCGCCGGGCTTCAAGTCCTTGCGAGGGTTGTATTTTGCAGGCAGCAAAACCTCTGCCTTAATTTTTTCAAAAATCATTTTATTCCTCCGTAAATTTTCAACGCTTTAATTCCCGCGCCGCGCAGTTAGCAGTCGCTCCATCACATCGTCCTGAGGTGTAGCGCCACCGTATTCGGTTGTGCAGTTTTCCTTTACAACCTGATAAATTTCCATCCACAGCCTATGGGTTTGGCTACTGAAATTTTGGCTCATTGCAACATAGGGACTTTGGATTGCGTTCCCAGTGGTTGGGTGCTTTGATAAAAAACCATAGGTTGTAATTGCTGTCTCGCATTGCAGCCAACGAGCCACGCTCATGGCATACTGCTCAATCAACTGCGGAATAACATACTGGGCGCAGCCTCTGTCTGCCAGCCAATTCCAAGTAGCCTCATAGATTTCTGCCGCAATTAAGGAACTTCCGTCTTTCTGTGTTGCCGATAGCAGGCTCCTCGGTTGCGGCATAGGCTGACCTACAAGTTTTGAGGTATCCTTAAATTCCATAACCGTCAGCTTTCTTTTGCCGGGGTTGCCCTCGAGCAATTTATCTGCAATCGGTTTCTTTTTTTGCCCTGAGCCGCTGCGAATGCCACCTCTGTTTGTTCCGTCCTTTGCCATTTTCCTTTACCTCACTTTGCTAAGGGGCATATACCCCGTTTGAAACCGCATTTTTTTGCGTGTGACCCTTTGCCGCTGCCCTATAAAATTAGTTGTAGAGATTTTACCTCCCCCACACAGTAGGGTTTTACCACAATGGTGGTTAGATATACATTTTGGGTCTAAACACTTTTACACACTAAAGTGAGGTTCGGGCTAATATTTGTCCCTAACCTCTTTTATCTGTCATGCCAACGGTCTCCCATCTCGGCGGTGATGCACGAGTGGCATGGCTTGCATAGGCTCATCAGATTGCTGTCAACATTGGTGCCGCCCTTTGAGAGTGGCATGATGTGATGTACCTCTTGCGCTGGTTTCACCCTGCCAGCTTTCTTGCATTCCTCGCACAAAGGGTGCGCCTTAATGTATCTGTCCCGGATGCGTTTCCATGCCCTGCCATAGCGTTTTTTAGTCAATGGGTCACGCTGATATTTGTTATACTGTTTATCCGTCAGCTTTTTATGTTCTTCGCAGTATTTGTTATGACTTAACACCGGGCAGCCGGGATAACTACAGGGTCGCTTTGGTTTGGTTGGCATAGGTTCACTCCTTTGGGTATAAGAAAAGCCCTCGCAGGTTATTCTGCAAAGGCTTAGTCCGTATAGTTCTTTACATTTTATATTATATCACACTCAATCGGAACAAAAGCGGAATAAAGCGGAACTAATGCGGTATAATTTCGGAACAAAAGCGGAACTATTCACCCTTTTTTATTAAATCCGTTAGCTTCAGCTTATATTTTTCCAATAAATAATACCTCTCACTTTTGCTGTTCATCAAAAACATAGCCTCTCTAAACTGCATTTTTAGGTCTATTAGCATTTCAATAGCCTGCGAATCACTTTCGTTTGCAATGAGCTTGGTCATTGCCGCGAGCTCCTCGCTTGCATGCTCATTATCCACATATACATATTGAACTAACATATTGTTGTCTTTGCTAAATGCAATATAATGCTTGTCTACCCATAGTCTACATTCATTTTTATGTACAATGACGGGCATAGGACACTCATATGACATATTAATTTTAATTTTTTCGGTATCAAGTTCTTTTATCCCCAGTTCCTGGGCTACAATTTTAGCCAGCATAATCACTCTTTTGTTGGACATCCTTAAATAGCTCATTAATTTTACCTTCCTTCTTCATTATGTTTGTGCAACTCTCGTAAAGCATTGCAATTCTATTTATAGCATTTTGTTTTATTTTTCTAAGCCATCGGTCGCTTACATTAGCGGAATATGCCAGCTCACCCGGCTGAATCTCTTTAAAGAATAGACCCTCAACAATTTCTTTTTCTTTTATCGGCAAGCTTTCAACGGCTTTCTCTAAGAAATTTACTTCATACTCAAGCGTGATAATGCTTAAGAG